AAAGAGCATCGCACGGAAGACAATTGGGTTAGATTTAAGAACCTGTTCTATGAGATTATACATTGCCCACTCGTTAACCTTAACGGTGACGTTTACGGACGTTCCGTGGGAAATACAAGTGGAAATGGTATAACTAGTCTCATAAACACGCTCAAGAATTTTTTAGATTGCGCTGTGTTGTGGATGATAATCACTGAGGGTAACTCAGGATTTTTTCACAACTACGACGCATTCACCCGTTACGTTGACCTAGTGCTCAATGGTGATGATAACAACACTACTGTCGATCCTGATATTCATCACTTGTTCAATGTGGAATCAATTCGCGCGGCAGCGCCGGAGATTTCAATGGAATACACTTTCGCCTCTGAACAGTATCGTCTGTTCACAGAGTGTGAGTTCTTAGGCCATGGTTTCCGGCTTGTCAATGTGCCACGTCTAGGACATGCTATGTATCTACCAGTAGGTCCGTGCAACAAGATGCGAACCAACATGTTGATATTCAATGAGTCTGGCACCCCCGCCAATACAATCGTCCGTGCATGCGGTCTTAGAAATGAGACCTTCGGATGTGCAGATTGTCGAGAGTGGTTTGCCGACCTAATCGAGTATCTACGTGAGAAGTATCAGCGTTCACGTGATCCTGAGATCGTAGCAGCATGGAAAAACTACTTGTCGGACCAGGAGATATGGGAGATATACACAGGGCACACTGCAGAAGACGTACGTACTAGCCCTGCCAGTATGTAGGCTCGAGCTCTGCAGAGTTTCAATGATATCCCCGTTCTCTTCCTTCATGCCTGACTACCATGACGAAGACTAAAGCTCAGAAACAACGCGCGAAAGCTGCTAGGGAACTAGCTGCTGCTCAAGCTGCAACCAAGGCGGCGGAGCGGAAGCTTGCAGCACAACCACAACAGAAGAAGAAGAAGAAGAAGAAACAATCTTCGGACCCTTCATCTGGAGTGGTTGGAAAAGCTCCCAATGGAAAAGACAATATCAGCAAGAAAGCTGCAGACCGCTTGATGGAGTTAGGTGTGACTCTACCTGCTGGC